TGACACAGTGCTTTGTGTGTTCTCACAACGCTCTCTGGATCAATTCAAAGCATCTGCCACTAACGGTACGTATGCTCCAAAGGATAAGCGTAAGTTCTCCATGAGGGATGCTATTGCTATTCCCGGTCTATTTGCCTTTGATAAAGCTATCAACAATCCTAGCAAACGTAAGTGGACGCATTCTACGAAAGACTTGGTTATTGTGAATAACATCGGTAGTGGTCAAGAGAATGAAATGAGACTTCATAGTAATGGTGATATTTCTGTGAAGACAGATCAAGACTTCTATGCAACATTTAATGACGGGCTTATTGAATGTAATAACCTAACAGTGAATGCTCAAGGCAATATCAACGTGTTTGCTGGTGTGGACCTTAGCATGGAATCTGGTGGTAACACAAGCCTCACTGTGGGCAGTAATTACAATGTTGATGTTACAGGTACAACCACTGTCAACGCTCCCACTACTAATTGGACTGGCGTCTTCAATCTCAATGGTACGCTCGGAATGACTGGTGGAGGCGGTGGTGGATCTGGCACAGCAACTATCAACGCGCCTTTGATTGTCAATGACACAATCACTCTCAATAGCAGCATGACAGCGACAGGTGATGTGACAGCAGCAGGTGTTAGCCTGACAGGTCATACACATACAGATTCTGTTGGTGGCACTACAAGCGCTCCTAATTAATATAGAATAACGTGAGGAACTTATGGACATTCTCTTGAATGAAGATACACATGATGCTGAGTTTGTCAACGGAGATACGCCAGTTACGCCTACAGTGGATGATGGGTTGAAGCAACGCTTGAAGATTAAGTTGCTCACATTCAAAGGTGAATGGTATTTGAATACGCTCTACGGCACTCCCTACTTCCAGCTTATCTTTGGCAAAGGCAGAGGTAAAGCTGTTGTAGACAGTATTCTGCGAGACACTATACGTGAAGATGAGGATGTGTTGCGTATCACACGCTTTGATTCATCTGTCAGTGCTGACCGCACATACTCGCTATCATTCGCTGTGCAGAGCAGGACAGGCGCTACCGTAGAGATCAATGACATTAACGTGGCTATCTAAGAGGCAAACATGGCAGGAATTACAGATGAAGGTCTTGAAATAAAAAGGCTTCCCGATATTCGGGATAGTATTAGACGTAACGCAACAGACATTTTCAGTGACTTGGTGCCTGCTGGTGATGTGCTAGATACTTCAGAGGCATCTACGATAGGGCGATTGGTTAATATCGCTGCTCTCTCAGAGACAGACCTATGGGAAGCAATTCAGGAAGTGTATCTTGCGTTTGATCCCAACAGCGCCTCTGGTATTGCTCTGGATAACCTCGTAGCTTTGTCAGGCATTGTGCGTAGGGGTGCTACTGCATCTACCGCTAGGGTGCTTCTGAGAGCTACTAGCGGCATTATCGTTCCACAGAATTCTGTAGTAAGCTCAAGCCTTACCAACACTCAGTTCAATATCATTGAAGACGTTATTTTTGATTCTACTAACGTTGTTGGTGTGAGTATTGGCTTGCAGACAGTAGCTGAGGGCAGTGTGTATGAAATCACATATCAAGATTCTAATAACACAGTTGCTTTTAGTTACACTGCTCAAGCTGGTGATGTTTCACTAGACATTCTAAATGCGCTCACAAACCAGATCAATACAAACCTTGGGACACTCCTGACAGCTAATGTCAGTGGCGATTTCATTGAGATTGAAGCTGACAACCAAGTCAGTCAGGCATCCTACTCTGTCACTGGAACATTATATTTCAATAAGACAGTGAAAGGAACCACTGTAGAGGCAGCTGAAGTTGGCCCTAAGCAACAGTCCAAAGGCACCATTGACGTAATTGCAACACCTGTTTCTGGTTGGGATAGTGTGGAGCAAATCACTTCCACTGTTGTAGGCTCTCTAGGCGAAACAGACGCAGAGCTACGAGCTAGGTTCAATGAAACTAAGTACACTCGTGGTAGCAATATCATGGAAGCTCTGCGCTCTCAACTATTGAATGTTGACGGCGTGACAGATGTACGTGTGTATGAGAACGAGACAAACTCTACAGATGCTAACGGTCTTCCTCCGCATTCGTTTCGTGTGTTGATTCGTGGTGGCCTTGAGGAAGAGATTGCTTACACCATTTGGCGTAATAAGCCTGCTGGTATTGCTACGTCAGGCAATGTCGTTGTGGAGATTTTGGACCAGCAGGGCAATCTAAAGCCCGTATATCTGCAACGTCCTGAGTTTATTGACATCTACGTTTCTGTTGCTGTCACTACAGATAGAGACTTCCCGACTAACGGTGTTGAGCAGATTCGCGGCGCTATCTTTGAGTACATCCGTGACAACGCTGGTGTTGGTGAGCCTGTGAATTACTCTCGTCTCTACACACCTGTCAACTCTGTACCGGGACACTTCGTAGATAGTTTGTTTGTAGACACTACAGCAAGCCCTACAGGCACTAGCAATATCTCAATTAACTTCGATCAGATTGCAAAGCTTGAGCTTGGTAATATCGAAGTCACTGCAACATAACCATAAGGATGACAGCAAATGATTGAACAATCTCCTATCATTGGTTATGAAGGAGAGACAAACCCTTATGAGGAAGTGGATTACAACGAGCAAGCGAGAGAACTGGTAACAACTCAGTTTCAGAATAAAGACGTTGTTCTACGATATTTACAACTCCTACTCTCAGGTAGAGAAGAGCTTCAGTCCACTGTTAAGCAGTTGATGCAAGACAGAAGCTTAGACTCATCTGAAGGTGAGCAGTTGGATATTATTGGTGATATTGTAGGACAACCTCGCACACTGCTCAACAGTACCACTATTCCTTACTTTGGGTTTGAAGGCGCAACAGGCGCTTCTCCTTATAGATCAATAAGCGATACAGAACGGACATTTGGCCCTTACAAGTCTGTTAGAGACCCTTTGTTTGGTGCTCGTGAACTAACAGACAGAGAGTATCGTAGAATACTCCGATTGAAGATTCTCAAAAACACCTCGCAGGCTGATATTACATCGTTCATTGATGGGTGTGTGGAAATCTTTGGTGTTGATTCAGTCAACTACGAAGAGCTTGAAGGGCAGATCATCATTAACATCGGTCGCCTCTACAATGACCCCGAGCTTGCAGCGTTTCCGGGGTTAGACGAGATTGAGCTTGGTGAGAGATTTCTCAATAAGCCTCTGGGTATACTGATTGGTTACAAAGAACCTTTCTCATTCTCTGCGGATTTTGTCAACCAACAGTTTCGTGTGTTTGATGCAGAGACTTCTACAACAGTCTTGGTGAATTTCTCAGAGCTATTCAATTTCACAAGACCTTACGAAGCTGACTACTACGATCAAACAGGAACGCTCGTAACAGCTTCTATAGATGAGCCGAGGTTTGATTACAATCCTTCCACACTGGAAGCTAATGGGCTTCTTATGGAGCCTACTGACGAGCAACTCACTCGTACATGGGATGTAGAGATTGATAACAACTTAGGTACGTTCACAATCACCGTAGAGCAGCTTGCAGATACAATGGACGCACAGCTTGCTTTTATTACACAAAGCTCTGATTTTGTTGTTGCACTCTATCGCGAAGAAAAGCTCTGGAAGCTTAGAGTGGAGAATGGTGTTGAGGGCGATAATCTAGTTATCCCCGAGTATACGTCAGATGAGATTACTGTGAAGCTTGCTTATAACGGTGACTTCATCAGTGTGTATATCAATAACGACTACCGTCTAGTTGATATAGATACAGCAGTTGGTGGAAGTAACCTGCAAGGCTACCAGATGCGTGTCGGAGGCGACTTTACGACTTCTGACGGTTATACATTGAATCACTTTGATGGTTATTTGAAGCTCATCTCGTATGAAACTGAATATACCGGTGGCGGTAGAGTTGTGGAGTCACCTTCTAACTTGATAACAGAATCTGACAACATCCTCAAAACAGAGAGTGATGATTTCATTATGATCGAGGGGTATGGACTACTGGCGTAGTCCTACAATACAACGGAGAATTTAATTTATGGCTGAATTTAAAATTAGTGAGCTTGCAGGGGCAGATCCTCTAGCTGGTACAGAGGTGGTGCCTCTAGTACAAAATAGTCAAACACGTATTCGTACAGTGGCTTCGTTAGTAGCTGAAGGTGGTTTGACAGATCACGAGAATGCTGCTGACCCGCACAGTCAATATATGCAGGAAGCTAATAATCTTTCTGATGTGGGTAATGTTTCCACTGCTAGAAGCAATCTGGATGTTTATAGTAGAGCTGAAAGTGATAGCAACTACCTCAATGAGTCTGACAATCTGTTTGACTTGCCTGACAAAGCAACTGCTCGCACCAATCTTGATGTCTATAGTAAATCTGAAAGTGATAGCAACTACCTCAATGAGTCTGACAATCTGTTTGACTTGCCTGACAAAGCAACTGCTCGCACCAATCTTGATGTCTATAGTAAATCTGAAAGTGATAATAGGTATCTTGACGAAGCAAGTAACCTATCTGATGTTGCTGACGCACCCGCAGCGTTTTCTAACATTAAACAGTCCGCTACAGAAACAATATCAGGTGTTGTTGAGAAAGCGACGGGTCAAGAGACTGAAGACGGGGTTGCCGATAAATATCCTGATGCGGAGAGCGTGAAGAATTTTCGTAAGGCTATTTATACGGACTACGACGACTCATCTAGTCAATTAGGTGTTACAAACACACAGGACGCCATTGACACTCTGGCTGGCACTACAGCAGACGTAATATGGGGCACTAGTAGCGACTCATTCAGTCGTAAAACCTATAACTCAGGCGTCACTCCTGTCCACGAAGGGATGCGTAGGTGCGTACTTAACTCTAATGGTACAGTAAACTACTATCTGCATTCAGATGACTCCACACTAAAAGCCGATGGATCTCCTGCTAATCTTGATGGTACAGACGGTCAGGTTATGGTAGAGGTGCCAAAGTTCTACGTAAGAGTGGCCACGGCAGCTTATGGGAAAGTAATCAGAGAAATCTCAGAAGTGCCCCGTAGCGGCTTCGTGCTCCACCCTGCATTTGCTAAAGGGGGTACGTTGCAATATGACTCTGTTGTTGGCATGTGGCATTACGTGGGACATACAGGCGAACGTGCAGCGTTTTATATCGGTGCCTACCAAGCTAGTGTGTATGATAGTAGTGCAGTTTCCTACATTGATGGTCTGAACCTTGACGATAATTCGGGGCGAATTGACACAGCAAACGACTTGCTGTCTAGTGTGAGCGGCTACTACCCAATGGTTGGTGTGACACGTAGTGGGTTCCGTTCAATGGCATCTAACAGAGGCTCTGGCTGGTCGCAATGGCTTTTCTGGCAGCTACAGGCTGTGAAGCTGCTGTTCTTCGTAGAATACGGAGGCTTTAATTCTCAGGCACTTCTTGCTAATGGTAATGTTAATGTGGGCGAATATCCGCCGAGCAGCTCAAACCAAACAGAATCTCCGCATTCAATAGCAGGTAAGAGCAATTCCATCGGTAATGGCTCAGGTGGTGTAGATAGCACGTCTCGTGACACTGCTTGGATGAGCTACAGAGGTATTGAAAATCTGTGGGGTAATGCTTGGCAGTGGTGTGATGGTTGGAACATTGATGACTATGTTTGGTATGTCACTAATGATACTGCAAGCCTTGCTGACGATACTACTACAGGCTACGTACAGCTAGGTGTGCAAGCACCAACTTCAAATGGTTACATCAGAAATGTGCAACATGAAACACTAGGTGATGTCGTGAGTGATTCCACGGGCAGTAGCTCTTCAGCTTTTGCTGATTATTACTATCAAGGCACTGGATGGCGAGCTGCTCGCGTCGGTGGTGGTGCGAATTACGGTGCGACTGCAGGGGTTTCTTGCGGTCGTTTCTCGAATTCCTCTGCGAATGCGGCTCGCCTTATCTCGGCGCGGGTTGCCTTTTCGGAAACCTGATGGTATAATTATGAGTTCCGGTTGTATCTCTTTGAGTACACGGTTAAATCCACCTAGATTTATTACGAGGGACGTTTTGTTGGCACTTTAAGTCTCTCGGGGCTGTTGGCTGGCAAGGAAGCATTGCTAACGTAAGTGGTAATGCGAATAACAGTGCGAATGCAGGAGTTTCTTACGGAAATTTCTCGAATTCCTCTACGAATGCGAATCGCAATATCTCAGCGCAGGTTGCTAATAATGCTATGGTGGTGAGTAGCGACACCATGTTAACATAGTATTGCAGGAAGTGGCCTTCAGTTCCAAGCCCGACGGCGAATAAATCACCCAATAACAGCTTAGTAGCTTTTAATAGCTAACCACTATTGAATGTTGAAAAGCTGGGGAGCTATTAGCAATTAAACGCCACGGTCATTTATACGAAGACATTTATAATTTAGAAAATCTGAGATGGGCTTATAAGTTTGCCAGAGAAGGTAAACTGCATTATGATGAAGTGAAGCTCATTGATAAGAATCCTGACAAATACCTTCTGAAAATACAAGAGTCCCTGAAGAATAAATCCTTTACAACAAGCGAGTATCATGTATTTGAGAAAGTGGAAGGCGGTAAGCTCAGAGTAATACAAGCACTTCCTTTCTTTCCAGACAGGATAGTTCATCACGCAATAATGCTTGTCTGTGGAGACTTCTGGAAACGGAGTCTTATAAGAGATACGTTCCAATCTCTTCCCGGTAGAGGCACTCACGACACCCGAAGAAGACTCCAAAAACATATTACGGATTATCAACCTGCCTACTACCTGCAACTAGACGTAAAGAAATTCTACCCTTCAATAAAACATTGGACTGTAGAGAAACACGCACTGTTCAAATTTATAAAATGTCCCGACACTCTTGATTTGCTATTAGAGATACTCCACAGCATCGACGGACTTCCGATAGGCAGTTTCTTGTCTCAAATATGGGGTAATCTGGCGATGTCCGTTGTAGATTGGTTCGTGAAGCAATCGCTGAAAGTGAGAGGGTACTTTAGGTATTGTGACGACTTGATAGTGTTTGGTGATTCCAAGGGCATTCTTCACAAGCAGAGAAAGATTATTTGCGATAAAGTTGGAGAACTTGATTTAGAGATAAAACCAGATTGGAAATTACATTCTCTCCAAGATAACTCGTTGGATTTCTGTGGGTATAAGTACAAGCTAGATGGGACTAGGTTGCGGGCTAGAATAAAAGATAACTTCAAACATGCTGTGGATGAAAATGCAACAGAGAGTATTGCATCTTACTGGGGATGGATCAAACCACTGCACGACAGACATTTATGGGAATACGCAAAGGAGATATTATGAAGACACATTCGCCACTAAAACTAAACACATACCAAATTATGGGGCGCAAGCTCCGAATCAATTTTAATGAGCAATTCATGGAAGCTGTAGACGAAGAGAAAGACTCACAATATGTCTACGACACAGCGGAAGTGGATAAGCTCGCCAAGCGCGATAGCGTCATTGAATCTATTATGCAAACACGCTACCCGACATTTGGTAGTGAACTGGCTGCTATCCGCAATGGTGGAACTGAAGCAGAAGATCATGAATCACTCCGGCAGCTTGCTAAACAGTTGTCTGACGGTTGGATTGAGCAGAGAGGGTGATATGAAAGACATGTTTGAAGGTTTCAACAGAACAGCATTAGGTGTACTGACGTTCATCATCCTACTAATCCTAGCAGGGTATTCAGCAAAATCCGATGCAGATTCTTTCAATATTGGCGTAGGCAAGTCTGTAATCAACTCGCATCTCAAAGTAGGAATGGTTGGATACCAGATCAATAATTGGGAATTCAATGCTAGATTAATGGAAGCAGGTCCCACTAAGAATGGTTACCAGAATCAAATGGAAACATACTCCGTAAGCTACATCACAAAACCTCAGTGGGGTGTTTACGGCGTAGGCCCATACATGCGCTTAGGTGTTAGCAAGAACAGCGGAAGTAGCCTAGTAGGTGATACAAACTTTATGTTGGGTGTTGGTGTGGATTTCAATGAAGTGTGGCGTGTGGAGTATGTGCATGATAGCAGTGCAGGAATTGCACCAACTAATACCGGAGTAGACGCGGTAGTCATCTCGTATCAATTCTCTCCATTCTGGCAATAGACCGCTAGAAGCTCTCAGAGAAGCCTACAAGCAACGCTAAACGTATTCTAGTAGAATCTACAGATGACAACAAACGTTTCTTGTAGGCGCTTCTAGGCACCTTCTAAGGCATTCATAAAGCAAAACGTGAGGAAACAAATATATGGCTTTTAGTAAACCAAATGTAAATACTTTGTGGGCATCCACAGGCGCTAAAGTGGAGCCTACGCTTGCAAAGAAACAACAAGGGTGGATTTCAGAGATCCCTCCGTCTGAATTTGAAAACTGGATTCAGAATCGGCAAGACCAATTCAACGCCCATGTGAATCAATACGGCATTGCGGTATGGGATAGCTCCACAGAATACCAAGCTAATAAGAGTTATGTGCAAGGGTCTGATGGGATTGTCTATAAAGCAAAGCAGACGCATTCTAATCAAAATCCTGTGACAGATGCTACAGCTACTTATTGGAGCGTTGCATTCACTGTCAGTGGCTTTAGTTATAGTAAATCTGAGAGCGCTAATCTGTTTCTGAAACGTACTAACAATCTCTCTGACCTAAGTTCTAGTGCTTCTGCTCGTAGCAACCTGTCAGTGTATTCTAAAAATGATGTATACACTAAAAACGAAGTCAATGCGTTGTTAGACCCTGTGGGTA